CAAAGTGAAACGGTCATGTCGGCGACATCGAACATAAAGGCGGGACGCGCATTCGTCGAGGTGACCGCGGAGACGTCCAAGCTCCGCAGGAACCTCGGCGAGGCGCAGGCGCAGCTGAAGAGCTTCGGCAGGTCTTGCACTGCCGTCGGGCGCGAGATGCTCGCGTTCGGCGGCGCGCTGTCGCTTCCGTTCGCCCTCGCAGAGCGGTCGTTCGCCGGCTTCGACGACAAGATGCGGCTCGTCCAGGCCGTCACGAACTCGACGGGCGAAGCGTTCGAGAGCCTTACGAAAACAGCGCAGAGGCTGGGGCGGGAGACGTCCTTCACCGCGCAGCAGGTGGCTGACGCGATGATCGCGCTTGGTCGGATGGGATTCGACCGGACTGAGATTGAAGCCTCGATCTCGTCTGTTCTGGACTTGTCGAGGGCAACGGGGACGGAGCTTTCGGAGTCTGCCGACATCGCGGCGAACTCGATGCGCATCTTCGGCCTTGAGGCGTCCAGGATGACGCAGGTCGCGGACATCCTCACGGCAACCGCGAACGGCTCCGCGCAGACGCTGACAGACCTCTTCGAGGGGCTCAAGATGGCCGGGCCGCAGGCCGCAGCCGCAGGCGAGAACATCGCCGAGCTGTGCGCGTCGCTCGGCGTCATGGCGAACATGGGCGTCAAGGGGTCTCTCGCCGGCACCGCGCTCCGCAAGGCATACGTGCAGTTCGCCGACGTGAAGGTGCAGAAGACGCTGCGCGAGGTCGGCGTCGAGGCGACGGACGCGAACGGCAACCTGCGCAAGATGGCCGAGGTCATGCGCGACATAGCCCTCGCCACCTCGAAGATGCCGACGGCGGACAGGCTCGCGTTCATGAAGGACGTGTTCGACGTGCGCGGCATGATGTCCGGGATGTCGCTCACGAAGGACATCGGCGAACTCGACGAGTTCCTCGCGAAACTGAAGGACGTGTCCGGACAGGCGGACGCCACGGCGAGGGCGATGGACGCAGGGATAGGCGGCTCGTTCCGGCTATTCCAGTCCGCCGTGGAAGGCGCGATGAACGCCACGGGCGAGGCGCTCAACTCGACCATAAAGCCTATGGTCGAGCGGATAACCGCAGTCGTCAACTCGTTCACCAAGTGGATCGAGGCAAACAAGGGACTTGTCGCGTCCGTCGCCGCGACCGTCAGCTCGATAGCCGCGCTGGGGGCGGCTCTACTCACGATAGGCACGGTCAGCCGTGTGCTTTCGGGGGGAATCGGCGCCTTGTCGGGAGTGTTCTCGGCATTCGCCGGAGTCCAGGCGGCGCTCGTCTCGAAGGGAGTGATGGTCCAGGGGGCTTTTTCGCTCATGGCGCGGGCTTTCGCCGACTACAGGAACGCCGCGATCCCCGCTATGGTGGGGACTTCAAAGCTCCTCGCCGCCCTGAACCTGCCGATAGACAGCCGGGCGAAGCAGATAGCGGCGTCGCTCGTCCTCATGTCGAACGCCGAGGCCGCAGCCGCCGCGAAGTCCGCGATAGCCAGCCGCTTCACGGCGATGACAGCCGCCCTGCGGGGGCTGAACGGCGCGACCATAGCCGCCACCGTCTCCACAAAAGCCCACGCCGTCGCCCAGACCGTCGCCGGAATCGCAGTAAAGGCCGCTACGGCGGCCCACGTCGCGTTCGTCGCCGTTGGCCAGGCGTTGACCCTGTCCCACGCGAAGGCCGCCCTGACGGCGGGAGTGGCGGCTACGGCGAACGTCGCCCTCGCCGCAACGACAAAGGTTGTCGCGGCGGGCTACCTAGCGGCCTCCGCCGCTGCCACGGCGTTCTGCGCCATCCCGATAACGTGGATACTGGTCGCCATAGTAGCCGCCCTCGGCGGACTCTGCGCGTACATGGCAAGCGCCACGAAGCACACGGCACAGCTCTCGGACGAGATGACGAAGCTTCGCGACAAGGGAGACCAGCTCCGGGCGACGGACCAGCTCCGCATGGAGCGGCTTGCGCAGCTCGCGGAGAAGGAGAAGCTCTCGAACGCCGAGATGTCGGAGGCGGAAAAGCTCTCCGGGCAGCTCCAGGGGCGGTACGGCAACCTTGGCGTCGCCATAGACCGCACGACGAACTCCATCTCACTCGCCGCCGATGCGCAGGAGCGGTTCAACGAGGCGATGAAGGCGCAGGCGATCCACCAGATAGAGGCCGAGATAGCCGAGATGCGCAAGAACATCGCTGAACTCGACGAGGAGAACAAGTCTCTCTGCGGCTTCTGGGTGAACACGTGGCACACAATCACCTTCAGAATGAACAAGTCCTCCGAGGAGATCGAGAAGAACGGCGAGAAGATATCCGAGACGATGAAGAAGATCGCCGAGGCGCGTGAACGCCTCGCCGCGATCAGGGACGGAGACAAGGACGCGCTCACCGGCGGCAAGACGGAACACGAGAAGATCGAAGAGAAAGTGAACCGGGGGCGCGAGGAGAAGCACGCCTCGATGGACGAGGCCGACTCCGCCTCGAAGAAAGCCGCCGAGATCGAGAAGAAGCTCGTCCGCGAGACGCGCTCCGAGCTGGAGAACGAGATATCCGACATCAGGGAGCTGCGGGACGAGTACAAGGCGCTCATCCAGACGATGCTGTCCTACGAAAAGTCGAAGAAGGACAAGGACTTGGAGAAGATCGCCGACCTCGAAGGCCGTCTCGCAGAGGCGGACGCGACGGCGGAGCGGCGCATCAAGACCGCCGAGGCCAAGGCGAAGCGCAAGTTCGACAAGGAGATCGCCGAACTCCAGGAGGGATTCGACGAGACCGCCGAGGACATCGAGCGCAGGCGGAGCGAGGGCGAGACCGACCGCAGGGTCGAGTCGGCGCTGAAGGACGACGCGGCCAAGGGGATGAAGATGCTGAACGACCTCATCGTCCAGTCGAAGGTCGCAGCCGCAGCAGCGAAGGAGGAGTTCCGCAAGGCACTCGCGGAGGCGCAGGAGGACGGCGACGTGTCCGACGACGAGGAGAAGCGCATCCGCAAGGCGCAGGACGCCTACTCCCTCGCCGAGGGGCTGGTGGACAAGTACGCGGCGAAGCTCCGCTCAGCGCAGGAGGCGACGGCGAAGAAGACAGACATCGCGAAGCCGCAGGGGGCGTTCTACGCCCGCGCCGCGCAGAACCTGCGCGGCAGCCAGATGGAGCAGAGGATGTACACGGCGACGCAGGAAATCGTGAAGCACACGAAGAAGACAGCCGAGCTTCTCAAGGACGGGGCCGGCGGCGGAGGGACGCTGACGTTCCAGTAGGTTCTGTGCCGCGCCATTCATGGCGCGGGGAAAGGAAAAGGCACTATGGCAACTGTGAGGGTGGAAGAGGCATACGGAGAGCGCGACGAGACCATCAACGCCAAGGGCGACGTGACCGAGGTGGAGATACCCTATCTCGTCTTCGGGGTGGCCGACGAGTCCGCCGCCCTTGCCGCCGCGAGGCCGAAGGTCAAGACGGTGGGCGGCATGACGCTCGAATCCATCGAAGTCGTCGAGCGCATCAACGGCGACACGTGGAAGGTCAAGGCCGTGTACGAGGCGGACGACGGCGGCGAGTCGCCGGAGACGGACACGGGAGACGAGGACCAGACGACGTTCGCGTTCGACACGGGCGGCGGCACGATGCACCTCAACCAGTCGATCAAGACGGACGGCAGGTACCCGAACAGCGCGCCCGACTTCGGCGGGGCCATCGAGGTGGACAACGAGGGGAACGTGAACGGCGTGGACGTGACGATGCCCGTGCTGAACTTCACCGAGACGCACGTCATGGCCGGATCGCGGGTCTCGACATCGTACAAGAAGACAATCGCCGCCCTGACGGGTACGGTGAACCGCTCCTCGTTCCGAGGCTTCTCCGCCGGGGAGGTTCTCTTCCTCGGAGCGAGCGGCACGAAGCGGTCGAAGAAGTCCTCCGCGCCGTGGGAGATAACCTTCCGCTTCGCGGTCTCGCCGAACAAGTCCGGCTTCAAGGTCGGCGACATCCAGGTGAGCCGCAAGTACGGATGGGACTACCTCTGGGTGCGATACGCCGACAAGGTGGCCGAGGGCGGGAAGAAC